CACATCTGATGCTGACTGATACGCACGAGTGACCCCTACCAAAAGAAGGTGATAGATTGGCTTACTTATCCAAAGAAAAGAGAATATTAAAAGAGGACAGGCGACTTCGCTCGTTATACAAGGATTTGCCAAAAGATGTATTAGACCTGTATGACGGGCTGATTCTCCGCGCTGCATACATGAGGGCGACGCTTGAAGATTATGAAGCCGACCTTGATGAGCGTGGATATGTTGAGAGCTTTTCGCAATCGGAGAAACTTGAACCGTATGAGCGCGAAAGGCCTGTGGCTAGATTGTATAATACGATGAACAAAAACTATCAGAGCATTATAAAACAGCTAAAAGATGCTTTGCCAGAACAATCCGCAGTTGACGCGGGGGAGGAATTACTGCGCTTTGCGGTTGGTAAAAAATGAACTGGGTATTAGAATACCGGAAGTCAATCGAGAGCGGTGAAACGGTTGCTTGCCAGAAAGTCAAATCAGTTTATGCGAGGGAATCCGAGTGGATAAAGAATCCACCTGCGGACTTCCCTTTTTATTTTGATGAAGAAGCGGGACAAAGACCGATTGACTTTATCGAAAAGTATTGCCGGCATAGCAAGGGGCGCTGGGGAAGATTGCCGTTTCTCCTTGAGCCGTTCCAAAAAGCAAAATTACAATTAGCGTTTGGGTGGATAGAAAAAGAAACCGGCAAAAGACGATTTCGCGAAGTAGTCGACCTGCGCGGCAGAAAATGCGGGAAGTCCTCCGAAACAGCGGCGGTTGAATTGTACTGCATGATTGCAGATGGTGAAAGCGGAGCAGAAATTTATTGCACTGCAAATAAAAAAGACCAATCAATGCTCATTATGAACGAAGCTGTCAATATGCGCTCACAATCACCGGCTCTGCGCTCCGTTACGAAGAAGCGACAGTCTGACATCTATTTTCCTGCCACGTTTTCAAAACTGCAAGCACTCGCTGCCGATACCAAAACTATGGACGGAATGAACGCCCACTTCTTTTCGCTCGATGAATTCCACGAAGCGCGGGATTCTAAAGTCTATGACGTAATGGTTCAGTCACAGGCGGCGAGAGAACAGCCTTTGGCATGGCTTATCTCAACAAACGGTTATGTTCGCGAAATGTTCTTCGATGACAAATACAATTACTGCTCTAAGGTTGCGTTGTGGGAGCAAGGTTTTGAAGATTACCGTTTGCTGCCGATTATCTACGAGCTGGACTCGCGGGAAGAGTGGACAGACCCTAAATGCTGGGCTAAGGCTAATCCGGGTTTGGGGAAAATCAAATCATTGGCAACGCTCGCGGACAACGTAGAGAAAGCAAAAAGAGACCCTACATTTCTGCCGACATTGTTAACAAAGGATTTTAACATACCCGAAAACTCAAACTCCACATGGCTCACATATGAGGCGGCGGTAAATGAAACCGTTGTGCCGATGGAGTCTTTGGAGCACTCTTACGCGATCGGCGGGTGTGACCTATCTGCGACTACTGACTTGACATGCGCGACGCTACTAATCAAAAAGCCAAACGACGAGAACTTTTATGTCTTGCAAAAGTATTTTTTACCTCAATCGAGGGTTGACGCGGTTGAATCAAACTCAAAGCGCGAAGCTCCTTATAAATTGTGGGCTGAACAAGGACACTTACACATCTGCGACGGCGCGACGGTGGATTATCACGCCGTTACACAATGGTTTGCTGACATGGTAGAGAAGCACGACATTAGACCACTTTGGATTAGTTACGACGCCGCCTTATCGGGGTATTGGGCTCCGGAAATGCAGGAATACGGATTTGAGATGGAAAAAATTAGGCAAGGGCCTTTCACTTGGACTTATCCGATGAAGCAACTTGGCGGTATGCTCGAAGAACACAAAGTTATATATAATAATTCTCCGATGCTGCGCTGGTGTTTGCTGAACACGGGCAAAAAGACGCTTAATAAAGACGGTATCGAATCTATCCAGCCTGTTAAGACAGGAGCGACAAAGCGTATTGACGGTATGGTAAGTTTGCTTAATGCGTTTACAGGATATTGCAATCACGAAGATGAATATATGCGCTATATCAGATGAGGGGTGATAATTTGAGATTTAGAAATGCGGTCAAAGCTATTTTTGGAGGTATTAAAAACTTTATCACCTCCACTTGGAAAGAAATCGGCACATATACGGCTCGGTTTTCTTCTTTTGGCACGGATGTATATGCTAATGAGGTTGTGAGGGCTTGCATAAGGACGCTTGCCGAACATACATCAAAAGCTAATGTTAAGGTTTTGCGGGACGGAAAGCAAGGCGACAAGCGATTACAAAGGATGATACAGTACAGACCGAATATCTACATGAATGGCAAAGATTTTCTTTATAAAGTGCGGACGTTGTTAGAGATTAACAACGTCTGTTTTATTTACATCATGCGCGATGACTTTGGCAAGTGTATCGGTTTGTATCCTATGCCGACGGCACAGCTTGAAGCGGTTGAGGTTGCTGGTGGGCTGTACATTACATTCCGCTTTCCGTCCGGCGTGGTAATGACGCACTCGTGGGATGATTTGGCGGTATTGCGAAAGGATTATAACACCTCGGACATTTGGGGCGATAGCAACGAGGCTATATTAACAAGCCTTGATCTTTTAAACACGACAAATGAGGGCATGGCAAACGCTATTAAATCAACGGCGAACTTACGAGGAATCCTCAAGACTACAAAAGCAATGTTAAGCCCGGAAGATGCAAAGAAGCAAAAAGACAGATTTGTTTCCGACTATATGGGGCTGACCAATTCATCTGGTATTGCAATGCTCGACGCTACACAGAGCTTTGACCCAATAACGATTCAGCCTCAAATAGCCAATTACAAAAACGTCGAAGAGTTGAGACTTAATATTTACAGATATTTTGGCTTAGATGAGGACGCTATACTTTCGCGGTTGGTAGACGAAAAGTGGGAGGCGTTTTACGAGGCAAAAATTGAGCCGGTGCTAATAGCTTTGGGATTAGAACTTACAAATAAGATATTCACCGACCGGGAGCGAGGATTTGAGAACGAAATTATATTTGAATCAAACCGGATGCAGAACATGAGCGCGAAAAACAAGCTTGCTTTGGTGCAGATGGTCGACCGCATGGCAATGACACCTAACGAGTGGCGGCAGGTTATGAACATGGCTCCCGTTCCGTGGGGTGACGAACCGCAGAGCTGGCAGAACCCAAAGAAGGAGGCAAAAGATGATAACGAAGGATAGGCTTTATAGACCTTTTGATGTGCGAATATCCGAAGAAGAAATGCGCGTCGAGGGATATGCTGCAACATTCGATACCGAAACCGTGATGTATGAATATGACGGCATCCAATACAAAGAAGTCATAGACCGAAACGCATTTAACGGTACGCAGATGCAAGATGTGGTGATGAATTACAATCACGGCGGCAAGCCAGTAGCGAGGACGAAAAACAACACATTGCAACTAACCATTGATGATGCCGGGCTTCGTGTTGCAGCGGATCTGAGCGGCACACAAGAGGCCAGAAACTTATATGAGGAAATCAAAGCGGGGTACATCGATAAGATGAGCTTCGCTTTTACTGTTTCCGCAGATGAGTATAACCGAGACACACACACACGGAAAATCACAGGTATCAAGCGGCTATATGACGTTGCCGCTGTAGATATACCGGCTTATGACACTACATCAATTCAAGCGCGGTCATTCTTTGAGGTGGAGGCTGAAAAGGAACGTGCGGAGGCGCGGAACGCTCTTGAATTGGCAAAGGCAAGATATTTTTATGGAGGTATTAAATGAACATTGACGAAATGACACTCGAACAGATTACCGCAAGGCTTGCGGAACTGGACGAAGAGGTCAGAGCTGCGACCGATGCAGAAACCATTAACAGGGCCGCAGACGAAAAAACCGAACTGCTGACAAGGAAAGCCGAACTCGAAGCTCTTGAACAGCGCAAACAAACCGCTCTGAATATCACGAGCGGTATTGTTTTACCCAAAATTATTGAAACGAGGAAGGATAAGAATATGGAAAATATGACCCGCGATAGCGTTCTGGCATCTCCGGAATATAGAAGCTACTGGCTGAAGGGCTTGCAGAATGCGCTGACAGACACCGAAAAGAGGGCTGGAGAGGCGTGGGCCTCCACTACTGCGCTCGGTGCGATACCTACTATTACATCAGGCTTGTTCATAGAAAAGCTGAAGCAGACCGCTCCGCT